CCGTGATCGCCGCCGCCGGCGCCGGGGTGAAGATCGCGGTGACCAGCATCTCGGTCACCAACGCGCACGCCTCGGTCGGGACCAAGGTCGAGATCCGCGACGCGCTGTTCATCACCGCCGCGAACGCGGCCGTGACGGCGCGCTGCGTGACCACGGGGGCGGACGTGGACGTGTTCGTCAGCGGCTACAAGATCGGGAACTGAGCCATGTCGCCGTTTCTGGCCGCCGCCCTGCTGGCCGCGGCCGCGCTGCCGATCGGGCTCGGGGCGCCCGCGGCCCGGGCGGCCGAACTCGCCAACGCCTACGCCGAGAGTCTCGGGCGCAGCACGACCACCAGCACGACGGTCGGCGGCGCGAACAAGGTCCGGCTGACCCACACGCCGGGCGACAACGAGACCTGGGCCTATCTGTGGAACGTCGAGCTGGACGGCTCTTCCGCCAGCGTCGCGCCCCTGCTGCGCTTGCGCAACGAGACGCTGGCGGCGGACTGGGCCAACGTCACCAGCATGCCGCAGGACGCGACCAATCGCGTCAGCGTCGGCGGGCTCAAGGTGCACACCTACGGCGCCGCGCCGGGCGCGCAGGACATCGACATCGACTTCTGGAACGGAGCTGCGGCGACCGCCGGTGCCACCGACGCCCACATCTTCGGCCTCAAGCTCGGCGCGGACGACAAGTCGGCGGCGGCGGACGCCGCGAACGGCAACACCTCCGGCACCTACGAGACGGCGGTCACGCTCGCGGAGACGCTGGACGGCGACTACCTGTTCCTCGGCTCCTGCGAATACAATTCCGCCAACACCACCGGGGACGTGCAAATCCGCGCCGACAAAGGCGGGACAAAATACGGCACCCTCTGGGCCACGGTCCAAGCCAGCACTAACTGGCGCACCTGGGCGACCGGCTTCAAGCTGACCGGCCTTTCCGGCGCGCAGACCGTCACGATCGAGTTCGCGTCGCACGACACCGTGACCAACGTGCAGGTGCGGAACTGCCGCATCCTGGCGCTCGATCTGAGCCGGTCCAACAAGCACGGCTATGACGAGGACCTGGTCCGCGACACCAACACGACTGCGACGCCCGAGGACCAGTCGTCGCTGACCTTCTCGCCCGACGCCGAGCGCAACCACGTCGCCCTCGCTGGGATGATCTACGAGTTCGAGCGCGACGGCGCGGCGATCAACCAGGCGCAGGAGGAGCCGAACGAAGCCGTTGACGGCATGGCCTTCTTCTCGCTGCGCCGGGAGAGCCTGACCACCGGGGACAAGGTCTACAAGACGCAGAAGTGGAGCGAGACGACCAACACGACCGGCGCGGCCGAGAGCTGGATCGTCGTGCTGGACCTCGAGGAAGCGGGCGGCGGGGGCGGCGGTCCGGCGCTCAACGCCAACCCGGCGGGGCTGCTCGGGGTCGGGAGGAAGCTGCCGTGAGCCTGCTTCTCCTGCTCGGCGGCGGCGGCGAAGCGGCGCAGCCATCGCAGCGGCTGGTGCGCGAGGCGTTTCGCCAGGAGACCGGCGACGTCGTGGCGGCGTTGCTGACCATCGAGCATCCGAGCCTGGTGCCGGCGGCGCGGGTCACCAGCGACAGCGTCGACCTCACCTCGCGCGGCAACCTCTTCAAGGGCGGCGTGCCGTTCGAGGTGACGCTGCCCGACCAGGATTCCGAGACGCTGAGCCGGGTCAAGCTCACCATGGACGTGATCGACCAGGCGCTGGTGGCGACGGTGCTCTCGATCCCGGCCGACCAGCCGCCGACGGTGACGCTCGAGGTGGTGCTGGCGGCGACGCCCGACGTGGTGGAGAGCGGCCCCTACGTCTTCACGCTGCGCAACGCCGAGGGCGACATCACCACGCTCGAGGGCGAGATCGCGTTCGAGGACATGCTGTCGGAACCCTTCCCGGGTGAATCCTTCACCCCCGCATCGCACCCAGGGCTCTTCTGATGCTCGCTGTCGCTCGCGAAGGCGCCGATCGCTCGCGGCCGCCCCGCCAACCCCACTCGCGATCGGCGCGTCGGAGTTCCGTCCCCCATGGCTGACAATCTCATCAGGAAGGGCGTGGTGACGGCGGCGCTGGTGTCGGCGGGCGTGCAGCGCGCGCGACCGGCAATCGGCGGTGGATCTCCGCCGGACCAGCCGGAGGCGTGGGCGGCGCGGTTCATCGGGATTCCGTGGAAGGAGCTGGGGCGCGGCCGCGACGGGTGCGATTGCTGGGGGCTCCACCGGCTGATCCTGAAGGAGCAGTTCGGCTGCGCGGCGCCGGCCTATCAGACCGGCTACGCCGGGTGCGGCCGCGACGACGTGGCGGAGATCGCCGCGCTCATCGCGGTCGGGAAGATCGGGTGGATCACGGTCGCGGAGTATGACCCGGCGACCTGGCTGTGCCCGCTGGGCGCCGAGCGGCCCGGCGATTCGCTGCTGATCCGCCAGCACGGCGCGCCGTGCCATATCGGGCTGGTCGCCGGCGGCCGGCACATGCTGCACATCGAGGAGGGGATCGACAGCGTCTGCGTGCCCTACGACGATTCCACCTGGCGCCGGCGGATCGTAGGGATTTACCGACATCCAGGCTTGGTGCAGACTTGAGCCCGGCTGACGACATCCCTCGGGTCAAGCCCGAGGACAGGCTTGGAGGGCAGGATGCGCTGGTCGATGGCGATGCTGGCGAGCCTGGCGCTGGCGGGTTGCGTGGACAGAACGTCGGTGTCGAAGTTCGAGCCGCTCGCAAGCGACGAGTTCCGGTTCGAAGCCGCCGCAAACAGCGTTCTCTGGCCGGTCGACGGTCCGAAGGCGGAAGCGGCCAGAATGGAGTGGCTGGAGACCTATCTTTCGAACAACCACCTCTGTCCGAACGGATACACGATCACCGAGCGCAAGCCAGTGCTGGTCGACTCCCGGCCGCTAGGGGACGCTCACACGATCTACTACCGGGGCCGCTGCAAGTAGAGGTCATCGCGCCGGACGACAAGAGCGTCCGGGTCACTGCGCAGCTTCGCCCCTTCAACAGCGACCTGGTTCACAGGCACTATCCGGCCGGCATCACGCTCCGCGAGATCCTCGAAGACGTGCAGCCGAGCTGGGTGCTGCGCGGGTGCGCGCACGTTTCGATCGACGGCGAGCGCATCGATCGTGCGCTGCTGCACCGAGTCCGACCGAAGCCGGGGCGAACGGTCACCATCGCCACGGTGCCGCGCTTCGGCGGCGGCAAGAAGAACCCCCTGCGCTTCCTCCTCCAGCTAGCGGTCGCGGCGGCATCCTTCATCGTGCCTGCGCTGTTGCCGTTGGCGGGCGTCACCCTGTTCGGCGGGCTTGTCTCCGCCAGCAGCCTCGTCGGCGCGGCGATCTTTGGCATCGGCTCTTTGCTGGTGAACGCGTTCATCCCGGCGCAGGCGCCGAAGCTGAAGGAGCTGAACGGGACCGCGGGGCGGGATTCGCCGGCGCTGGCGATCCAGGGCATCCGCAACCAGGCGAACCCCTACGGGGTGGTGCCGCGGCTCTATGGCAAGCTCCGGATCACGCCCTATTTCGGGGCCAAGACCTTCACCGAGATCCGCGGCAAGGACACCTGGCTGCGCTGCCTGTTCGACCTCGGGCACGGGCCGCTCAAGCTCAGCGACTTCCGCATCGGGCAGACCGCGATCGATGCCTTCGAGGACGTGCGCTACGAGGCGCGCGAGGGCTGGCCGGACGATCCGCCGCTGACGCTCTACACGCGCGTGCCCGAGGAGGAGCCGCTGTCGATCAAGCTGGCGACCGGCGACTGGGCGCAGCGCACCACCGAGCCCGACGCCGACGAGATCTCGATCGACATCACCTTCCCCACGGGCCTGGCCGCGTTCGACACCTCCGGCGACCAGCAGCCGCTGACGGTGCAGCTCGACATCGAATACCGGACCCGGGACACCGGCGGCGGGCCGGGACCCTGGATCCCGGTGACGCAGCCGGCGGCGTTCGGCGCGCGCCTCACCACGACGCTCGCAAGGCCGCAGGCGAGCCAGGGGATCGGCAAGCACAACGAGGGCCAGAGCGTCCACACCACGCGGACCTACCGCGTGTCGCTCGACGAGGTGACGGGCCGGATCGCTTTGGTGAGCGGCAGCGCCACCGTCGGCAACCCCAGCAAGCACAAGCCGGTCGCCAGAGTCGCGGTGTCGTCCAACCCGGCGGTGGCCTATCAGCTGACCGACGAGCGCGGGGCGGAGTTCACCGGGCCGGGATACTTCGCCCCGGCGCTGGTGGGCGACAAGGTCCAGGTCGGCGCCGGCACGATCACGCCGCCGGCCTTCACCGCGACCGACAACTCGACCGCGGCGGTGCGGCGGAACAAGGCGTTCAAGGTCGAGCGCGGGCAATACGACGTGCGGGTGAAGCGCGTCACCTTCGAATCGACCGACCCCACGGTGTTCCACCAGTCGTTCTGGACGGCGCTGCGCAGCTTCACCGACGAGGCGCCGGTCCAGGCCAAGGGCCACGCGCTGGTGGCGCTGGAGATCCGCGCCACCGACCAGCTCAACGGCATCGTCGACCAGTTCAACTGCATCGCGGAAGCGATCCTGTGGGACTACGACGCGCAATCCGATTCCTGGATCGAGCGGACGACCAGCAACGCCGCGGCGGCCTACCGCGACATCCTGATGGGAAGCGCCAACCAGCGGCCGGTCGGCGGCAGCCGGCTGCACTGGGCGGAGCTGGAGGCCTGGGCGGTAGAGAGCCGCGCGGCGGGCCGGGAGTTCAACGCCTATCTCGACTTCCGGCAGTCGGCGTTCGAGGCGCTGCGGCTGGTCGCGGGCGCGGCGCGCGCCGACTTCGCGATGCGCGACGGCAAGTATTCGGTGGTGCGCGACACCCTCCAGAGCGTGCCGGCACAACACATCACGCCGCGCAACTCGTGGGGCTTCCGCTGGCGGCGCGAGTTCCCCGACATGCCGCACGCCTTCCGGATCGCCTTCCGCAACCGGGAGAAGGACTGGCTGCTCGACGAGCGGATCGTGCCGTTCGACGGCTGGACCGAGCTGACCGCGACCAAGTTCACCGACCTCGAGTTCATCGGCATCACCGATCCGGCGCAGATCTTCCTCGAGGCGCGCTACCGCCAGGCCGACGCCAAGCTGCGCGCCACCACGTACTGGGGCAACCTGGACTTCGAGCACCTGGTGGCGCGGCACGGCTCGCTGGTCAAGGTGACGCACGACGTGATCCTGGTCGGGATCAAAGCCGGGCGGATCAGGACGCTCACCCTTGATGGCGCAAACAACGTGTTGGGGTTCGCGTCGGACGAGCTGCTGCCGATGGAGCCGGGCAAGAGCTACGGGGTCTCGATCCGCACCCATCTCGACTGCAAGGTGACGCGGCCGCTCCAGCTCAGCGTCGGCGAGAACAGCAGCGTCACGTTCGCGACACCGATCAGCGCGGCCGAGGCGGCTGCGGTCGGCCTCGAAGCCGCCGAGATGCACCGCGACCGGACGCTGTTCGGCTTTGGCGAGCTGGGCAACGAGACCATCGAGTGCCTGGTGAAGCGCGTGGTCGCCGGGCCGGACTTCACCGCGCGGCTGGAGCTGAAGCCCTACAACCCGGCGGTGCTGGCCGCCGACGCGCAGCCGATCCCGGCCTTCACCTCGCGGATCACGCTGCCCTCGCAGTTCGACTTCCGCGCGCCGGAGGCGCCGCAGGTCGAGAGCGTGCGCTCCGACGAGGCGGTGCTGGCGCGCCAGCCGGACGGCAGCTTCGAGAGCCGCATCCAGCTGGTGCTGGCGCGCAAGGCGACGGCGCGGCCGCCGGCGGCGCGCCTCACCGTGCGGTTCCGGCGCACGGACGCCCCGCAAGGCGCCTGGTCGGCCATGGCACCGTTCCCCGGCGATGCCACCATCGTGTGGGCGGCGCCGGTGGACGACGGCGTCACCTACGATGTGCAGCTGCAGGCGGAAGCGGCCGACGGCAGCCGCTCGGACTGGACTCCCCTCAACGCCCACCGCGTGGTCGGCAAGTCGACGCCGCCGCCGGACGTGCCGGAGCTGGCGGTCGAGGGATTCGCCGGCGGCCGGCGGCTGGTGTGGCCCTATCCCGGCCCGCCGCGCGACTTCGCCGGCTTCCGCGTCAAGCACCAGACGGGAGAGAGCCGCAACTGGGACTCGGCCGCGGCGGCGCACGAGCATCTGGTGACCGAGAACCTGTTCCCGATCGACGGTTTCAGCGGCACCCGCACCTTCCTGGTGAAGGCGGTCGACGCCGCGGGCAACGAGAGCGCGAACGCGGCGGCCGCGGTGGTCGGTCTTGGCGACCCGGAGATCGGCAACATCGTCAAGGACCGCGACTACAAGGCGGAAGGCTGGCCCGGGGTCCTCACCAACGGCACCGTGTTCGGGGGCAACCTCCGCGCGGCCGACACCGGCACGCTGTTCTGGACCGGCCTGCCCGCGAGCCTGTTCTGGACCGGCAACCCGAACGCGGTGTTCTGGAGCGCGGTCTATCTGGAGATGCGCTACACCGCGACCTTCACGCCGGATCTCGGCGACCTGCCGGCGCGGCTGCGCCTGCGCAGCAGCGTCGCCGCCCAGGTGACCTGGAGGCTCGACTACCGCCAGCTCGGGTCGGCGGCGCCGTTCTGGTCCGGAGTCGCGGCGCAGCCGTTCTGGAGCGCGGACGCGGCGCTGTTCTGGCAGGCGGACCCGGCCTTCATGCCGTTCCCCGGCGACATCGACGCGCAGGCGGTCGCCTACGAGTTCCGCATCGTGACCGACGGCGGCACCGTCCAGGGCGAGGTCACCCAGTTCACCATCGAGCTGGACGTCGCCGACGACGAGGAGACGATCGACAACTTCGTGCTGCCGGCCGCCGGCGCGCGCCTGCCGCTCAGCAAGAGCTGGCGCGAGATCCACAACGTGCAGATCACGCTCGAGGACGACGGCGGCGCGGCGGTCACCGCGCGGTGGCTGGACAAGGAGACCTTCGGGCCGCTGGTCCGCGCGTTCGACATCGCCAACGCCGGCGCCGCCGGCCGCATCGACGCGCGGGTGGTCGGGGTCCCGAAGGGAGCGATGCTGTGAGTCAGGAATCAGGAATCAGGAATCAGGGATCAGAACTCCGACGCGCCACACGCGCGCGGGGTTGGCGGGGCGGCCGCGCGCGCGTGGCGCCTTCGCGACTGAAAGGAGCACATAGATGACCACACTTCCGGCTGCCGGGTATCTCAGCAACGCCGCCCGCACCGAGGCGGAGATGAAGCAGGCGCTCGAGGACAAGCGATCGGTGATCGCCGAGCAGCCGGGCGGCGCCACGCCAACCACGCTGACGATCGCCGCCGGCGTGGTCACGGCGACGCTGGGCAGCCACACCATCGACACCGAGGCGGCGGCGGCGAGCGACGACCTCGACACCATCGGCCAGGGCAACCATCCGGAAGGGCGGCTGCTGCTGATCCGCGCGGCGGCGCCGGGGCGCACCGTGGTGGCGCGGCACAACATCGGCGGCGCCGGCAAGCTGGTGCTCAGCGACGGCGCCGACTTCCCGCTCGACAGCACCAAGAAGTGGCTGCTGCTGCAGCGCGTCGGCACGACCTGGGAGGAGGTGCTGCGCTCCTACGGCGACAAGCTGGAGGCGATGCGCGCCTGGCTGCAGGTCGAGGCCGACCTGGTGAGCGTGGCGGCCGACCGCAACATCACCGCCGCCGACCGCGGCAAGGTGATCGAGATGACCGGCGCGGTGGCGCGCACCTTCACCTACACCGCGACGGCGGCCGCGCTCGGCAACGGCTGGGAGGTGACGTTCAAGAACAGCGGGACAGCCGACCTCACGATCGACGCCTCGGGCGCGGAGACGATCGACGGCGCGGCGACGCTGACGCTGGCGCCGGGCGACTCGGCGCGGCTGGTCAGCGACGGGGCCAACCACAAGAACGTCGCCAAGGCGGGCGGCTTCACCGGCACGCTCACCAGCACGGACTCGGGCGCGGGCAGCGGGCCGACGCTGGAGCTGTTCCGCGATTCGGCCTCCCCGGCGGCGGCCGATGAGATCGGGCAGGTGGATTTCACCGGCCGCAGCTCGACCGGCGTCAAGCGCACCTACGCCTTCGTCGATGGCATCATCGACGATCCGACCAACGCCAGCGAGGATGCGCAGCTCCGGCTGGTCACCATGGTGGCCGGCGCCCTGCAAGCCGCGCTGACCGCGAAGGCCGGCGTCCTGATCGGCAACCCCACCGGCGGCGACAAGGGCGCGGGGACGCTGAATGCCAGCGGGCTGTATGTGGCGGGGCACGGCACGGTCGCGCAGGTGGTGCGGGACAGCGAGGCCGCCTACACCACGATCACCACCGATATGCCGTTCGACAACACGATCCCGCAGAACACCGAAGGCACCGAAATCATGGCGGTGGCGATCACGCCGACCAATGCCAACAGCATCCTCAGGATCAGGGCGGTTGTTCCAGGGAGTTCGAGCGCGGCTGGCACACCGGCGCTCGTGGTCGGCTTGTTCGTCGACAGCACGGCCAACGCGCTCGCGGCGACCAGCGTCTCGGTCGAGAACTCGACCAGCATGGGGATCGCGGTGCTGGAACATACCGAAGCGGCCGGCAGCGCGACGGCGCGGACCTACAAGGTCCGCGTCGGGCGCGGCGCGGCGGGAACGGTCTACGTCAACGGCGACTCCGCTGAGCGCAAGTTCGGCGGCGTGGCGAAGGCCACCCTGGAAGTCGAAGAGATCCTGCCGCAGTGAGTCAGATGACCAGGGCCGCACCCATGACGAAGAACCCCGCGATCTCCGCGATGTGGCCGAGCCGGATGGCGAGCAAGCCCAAATGCGCCTCACCGCTCCAGCGCGGGTGCGACCGGGTGAGACGGTGGCCGCGCCGGCGGATGAAGTGACCGGCCAGCGACACGGTGAAACCGCAGAGCACGAGCAAGAGGTCAAAGATGAAGATCACGATCACCTCCGCGAGATTTTCGAGCCCCGATCAGAGTGCCGTCACGGTGATCACCGAGGAGGATGGAGCGGTGCTGGTGACGCGCTCGCCCGGGAAGACGGAGAAATGGGATGCCCTGCAAGCCTGGATCGACGCGGGCGGGATCGTAAATCCGTTCATGCCGGACAACCAGCCGGCGACGCGCGATCTCGCGTGGGAGCGCGTCAGGAACCGGCTGATCGACGAAGA